AGATGTAGTTCGTGAGAAAGTCAAGAACTTCGCATCAACATTAGGTTTCAAAGATATGAAAGTTATTATCTTGGACGAGTGTGATTACATTACACCAAATGCTCAGGCAGCATTAAGAAATCTTATGGAAACTTTCTCAAAGAATTGTCGTTTTATATTGACTTGTAATTATGTCGAGAGAATTATTGACCCGATACAAAGTCGTTGTCAGTCTTTCCAAATTATTCAACCAGACAGAAAACAAGTCGCACAACATTTGGCAAATATATTGAACAATGAAAACATTCAATATGATATCAAAGATATAGCGACCATTGTCAATAGTGGTTATCCAGATATCAGAAGAGTAATTAATGGTTCTCAAAGACAAGTTGTCAATAATTCATTAGTAATTGATGAAAACACAATCACACAAAGTGATTACAAAACAAAAGTATTAGAAATACTAAAAACACAAGACAAGAAAAACTCATTCCAAAACATTAGACAATTATTGGCAGATTCCAAAGTAACAGACTTTTCAGATTTATTCAGATTGATGTTTGACACGGTTGATGATTGGGGGAAAGGTCATATTGCAGAGTGTATTTTAATCTTGTCAAAATATCAACAATCAGACGCAGTCGTAGTGGATAAAGAAATCAACATTATGGCTATGTTTGTAGAAATCATAGGGAGTATTAAATGAGTCATCCAAATCCAGCACCACCAAAACAGGTGGAATTAGATATATCAAAGGCAGATACTATTCAATGTCAAGAATGTGGGAACGCATCTTTTATACCTTCGTTCTTTTTGAAAAAAATATCTGCATTGATGAGTCCAACAGGTAAAGAAGCCATCGTTCCAATACAAGTTTATAGTTGTGGGAATTGTGGTACGGTTCCACAAAAGATGTTAGAAGGCAGTGGACTTGAATCAACAACAGAATAAGTTTAATATAGGTAATTTAGAATTTACCTTAGATAGAAAACCACCAACTCAAAAAATGTTTAATAATTGGAAAGATGAATATTTATCTTTACCAGAAACTAATAATTATAAAGTTTGGTTAACAGGCGGATTCATAGAAGATTGGGAAACTAACGATATAGATATTATATTGACAGGAAAACCCAACTATAAAGAAATAAAAAATCTATTATACCAAGCCAGAATTATTGGAGTAAAATATGGTCTTGTGGTTGATATTTCACATTGGAATACAGAACCAATGTATATTTATGAAAACTTTCCAGTTATTTGGGGTGTTGGTAATGTTGACAATATCGATGATACATTTGAAGTTATAAAAATCAATATAGATTACAAGTTTTATGTAAATGATAAACTAATAAAAGAAATTAAGCATTACAAACAAATTGATGAAGGACTATATGAATATAACTTTACATATCCTACAAAAAAACAATTAACAAGAGAATATAAATCAAAACCAATTTTATTAAATGGATAAAAAAACAAGATATAATGTGGAAAGGTTTTACTATGATAACCATAGGGTAAACAAAGACGGAACTGAAAGAGGATTAAACATTTATGAAAATAATTTTGGTAGATTAGAGGGTGGAAGACAACACGACCCGATTTACAATAATCCAAATGCTAAAAAACAAATTTATACTTTTGGTTGTAGTTGGACTTATGGTTGGGGTGTAGAACAAACCGAAACCTTTACTCATTTACTCGGAGACGAAAACACAGCAGTTTATAATTATGGTGCAGGTGGAACAGGTTTAGATTTCGCAGTCAAGACTTTATCAGAAGTTTACATACCAGAATCAAGACGACAAATATTTATCATTACGGTTCCACACTACTTTAGAAGAACTTGGTTTGATGATAATGGAGTGGTTTATAAACCTTGGGAATTAAAAGAATTTGTAGATTTTAATGAGTATAATAATTACTTTTATTTCTTACATCAATATAATTTTGTAAATAAATTTGTAGGTCGTGATAAAATCATTTGGGGAACTTGGGACGGAGACTTACCAAGTGAAATGTTTGATGTAAAGTTCGAAACATATGATTTGGTAGAAGACAAATTACATCCAGGAAAAGAATCACACAAAAGATATGCAGAGAAACTAAAAAATGTATTACGAAGTAGATTTAACTAAATACAAAAATAAGAATACTAAAAATCATTTGGTTTTTAATTCTTTTAATTTCAGTCCATTCCAATTAAAAGCAATTGAGTATGAATTGGATAACTTTAAAGATTCGTTTGGTAAATCTTGGAAAGAATTTGACATTAAGGAATTAGAATATCGTATGAAAAATAACTGGACAATGTTTTTATTCGGTAGTGGTAGAACAGGAGAAATAATTTTAGAGGGTTGGTCTTTCATAGATTGGAATTACAAGTATCCATATTTAAAAAACCGATATGTTTGTCCAGATTTTAGAGGTCAAGGACTTGGAACAGAATTAATGAATTGTCGTTTTAATTATTTAAAAGACAATAACCATAACATCTTTTATGGATTTGTAGAGGATTGGAACAAACCAGCAATACCAATACTACAACAAGAAGGAATTTGGAAAGAAATTAAGAAAAGTGATATTTATAGATAGGAAAGAATTATGTCAGCACAATTAAAAACAATAGAATTTATCAATCATATAACAGGAAGTGCAGGTGGTTGGCCATCACTTTCTAATGCCGCAATTATTGGTGGTATGGATTACATTATAGAAAGTGGTTCCAATGAGGTAAAATTTGTAGAACTTAATACAAATGTTGGAATCGTTGGTAGTGCAGCAATACAAACAGGAAGTTATTTTGATGTAATGGCAGATTATGCAGTATCACAAAGTTATGATAAGTGTTTTGTTTATGGTATGGCAGGTAAAAAACAAAATCCAACCTATGCACAACAAGCACTAATTAGTTCGAGTTTTGCAAGACATAATATTCCAGTAACATTTGAGTACCAAATGAATACATCTCACACTTACTTTTTAGAGAGAGGTTTAGAACAATACTCAGGTAGTTTTCACTTGTTTTTTGAAACACCTTGGTATAGTGATGATTCATTATTAAACATTGTAAGTGGTTCTTTTAATAAAAATACATTCAGAACAATCTTAGGTAATTCACCTATGAGTTCTTCATTGATACCATTGTTTAATACTTCTTCATATACACCAAATAACAATTTTCCAGACTATGTTATTAAAAATCCATCAGTAGACTCAAGTATTCAGTCTAACGCAGTTGGTTTTTACACTTACAACTCAACAAGTGCGAGTTATCAAAATGGAGTTGATAGTGGTTCTTTAATAGAACAATATATCGTTCATAGTGGAAGTTATAGAGACGGACAAGAATACTTAGGTGTTGGTAAAGTTGATTTTATGATGACACCAGAAAAAGTAGTGGTGTTTGCAGAAAGAGACGCTGGAAAATTCATTAAATTAAATCCAACCAGCACAGATAGTTGGAATTTTATATCACAACAAGGAAAAACATCTGCAAGTGGTAGTTTAATTAGTATGTATGACGGAACCACAAAACAAGTCCAAGATGTAGAAGTTGGAGATGTCGTAACATCATATCAACCACTTGGTATGCCAGACGAATCACAAAATTATTTATCTTACACCACGACAGATTTATCAGGTTCTACTACACAAGGTTCTATTGTTGTGAATGTAATGAAGACTATGTCTTATGGACACATTCTAATAAATGGTAATGTCAAAGCACCTTATAATATACAACAATTAAATGATGATGTTAGGTATTTTGTAAAACAAGGAGATACTTGGTCTTGGGTAACACCAAACAACATAGAAGTTGGAGATTACTTTTTAGACCCGAGTGGTAATGAAACCGAAATAACTTCTATAACTGAGGGTTCAGGTGATGTTACTTGGTATTCACTTGATGTTGAGGACATTGATACTTACTTCCAATCAAATATTTTGGTTCACAATATTCCACCAAAATGTTTTGTAGCAGGAACACCGATTGTAATGGGAGACGGAACTACAAAACAAATTCAAGACATTGAGTTAGGTGATGAAGTTAAAAATTATAATTTTAATAATGAAGAAGTACAAGTTGGTAAAGTTCTATCCATAGAAACACCAACACACGCAGATATTGTAAAAATAAGTTTTGGTGAAAAGAAAACCAAAAACACATTCGACCATCCATATTGGGTGGTTGGAAAAGGTTGGTCATCTTACAAACCAGAATGGACAGAAAAAAGATATGAGATAGAAACTAAACAATTAGAAATTGGTGATAAATGTTTAGAACTTTTTGAAAATTCATTACGAGAAATAGAAATTACCAATCTTGAAGAAGTAATAAATCCAGTTCAAACTTATTCATTAGAAATAGAAACAAATCATAACTATTTTGCAAATGATGTATTGGTTCATAACAAATTCTGCTTTTTACCAGACCAAGTAATTAATATGGGTGAAGGAAATTATAAAAGAATAGACGAAATAGAATTAGGTGAGAGTGTATTGGTTTATGATGAAGAAAACGATGAGTTTAAAGAAGGTAAAGTAAACTCTATTATGAAAAAATTACACAATGATTGTTACGAAATGGTATTGGAATCTGGACAAACACTTAAACCAACAGGCAATCACCCGTTCTTATTAAAAGATAAAGGTTGGTCCACAATAGACGGACATAATCCTAATCACGCAGGTGGTAATGGTGTTGTTGCAATTGGAGATTATGTAAAAGACATTGATGGTTGGGTAGAAATTACTGATATCAAAAAGATTGAAGGTGAATACATTACTTATAATTTACTAAATCAAGATTATGGAACGATTGTAGCTCACGATGTTGTTAGTCATAATAGTTCATTTTGTTTCACAGGTGATACAATGATTACACTTTCAGATGGAAGTTACCAAACTATGGATAAGATTGAAGTCGGTGATGAGATTAAAACTTATAATGTAGAATTGGGTAAATTACAAAACTCAAAAGTTTTAGAATTGGTAAAAATATTACACGACAATATAGTAACATATACTTTTAGTGATAACTCTACAATCACAGCAACAGACGACCACCCGTTTTATATCGTTGGGGATTCTGAAGTAGATTCAGATTACAGACCACTAAAAATAGGAGATTTAGTTTTGACTGATGAATTAAATAAATTAAAAGTAGTTCATATAGAGGTTATAAATAAAGAAGAAATAACATACAATATTAATTCTACAAATAATGGTGTTAATTATTTCGCAAATAAGGTTTTAGTTTCTGATGAGTCTGATACATAATAACAATTTTAAATGGTTTTTAGTTCGAGATAATTTCTTAACATCAGAAGAATGTGATAACGAAATAAAATCTATTGATGAAAATATTAAATCTGACAATTTTGTATGGGGAAGTCTACACAATTGTAAAAATGTAGTAACTCAAAACAAAGAGTTAATAGATAAAATATGGAAAGTTGTCAGTTTATCAAATACATTAGTATATAAATTTGATATCTCTGGTATTCAGCATTCTTGTGGGAAATTATATCCAGTAAATACATTTGTTGTAGATGATGAGTATCACTCAGATTTTGCAGCAGGAGAGGGGAAGGTTGTAAACACTTGCACAAAACTTACATCAGTTATATTTTTGAATGATGATTATGAGGGTGGACAATTAGACATTTGGGGTAATGTCATAGATGTAAAAAAAGGTAGAATAGTTATATTTCCATCTTTCGCAGCACATAAAGTTTTACAATTTAGTAAAAAAGATAGATACACTTTAATAACATTTGCAGAAGGGAACACTTTTAAATGAAGTTAAACAATGACTTTAAATACTCAATACAAATACCTACATTTTTATCACACGAAAAGTGTGATGAATTAATAGAACAAATAACCACAACAGAACAAATGGTTCCGGGTGGAGTTGGTGGTGAAAGAGGAGAAGCAGCAATTATACCGGAAATAAGAGTAACGGAAGAATGGTATTTATTTGACCAACCGGATAATAGATTTAGACCAGATAATTGTAATGGAGATTGGAAATGGTTACAAAATAAAATATATCAAGTAGTTAAAATGGTAAATCAAGGTGTATTTCACTTTGATATTGAGGGAGCAGACGACGAATTAAAACTTATCAAGTATCATCAAGGTGGTTTTTATGGTTGGCACACAGATTTTAATGCAGGTAGTTGTTCCAATAGAAAACTTGTGGCAATCGTCCAACTTACAGACCCAAGTGAATACGAGGGTGGAGAGGTTCAGTTCGGAATACAAGATAAACATACAAAAGAGTGGTATACAATGAACCAACTAAAAGGTTCATTAACTATATTTCCTACATTTTTATCTCACAATGTAACACCAGTTACCAAAGGAACAAGGTATGTTTTACAAGAGTTATTTATTGGAGACCACTTTAGATGATAGAAAATCTAACACAAAAGAAAAACTTTAAGTTTGTAGTTCACAAAGATGACTTCTTGACTGAACAAAGGTGTGATGAACTAATCAAAATGTTTGATAATTCAGAACAATATAAAGCGACGGTAGCAGGAACTTATAGTGGAAACGGAGCAGATGTTGTAAATGAAAATGTTCGTAAAGTCCAAGAAGTAAGATTTTCAGAAGAAATCATATTGTCAGACGGATTTAATTTAAATAAAAATTTAATGATGGCTTGTGAAATGGCAAATAGATTATTTTTTAATTTTGATATAGCAAACGAGTTTTCTAATGTTCGTATGTTGAGATATGAAGACACAGGAAAATATGACTGGCATTTAGACATAGGAAATGAAGAAACATCAGTTCGTAAAATTACTGCCATTATCCAACTATCTGATGAAAATGATTATGATGGAGGAAACTTTGAGTTCAGTATGACTGATGAAACAGGTGAAAAAACATCAGTCGGTAGTAGAAAGAAAGGAAGTTTAATTTTATTTCCATCTTACTTAGGACATAGAGTGTCACCATTGACTCGTGGTGTTAGATATTCAGTATTGACTTGGATGTTAGGAAATGCATTTAAATAAAGTATTGGTATTGGGTTGTAGTCGTAGTGGAACAACTGAATTTTGTAAAACACTACAAGAGATTTCATCTAAAAAATTCATATGGGAACCAGAATTTAATCATTCAGAAAAGATTATAAATGCAATGGGTGTAGATAAGTTTCTTGATAAAATGTATGACAACGATGGGACTTTTGGAATCAAGTTTGGTGTTTATCCTAAGAAAAAAATACACAACGATATAATAGACTATCACGATATGGTTTTCTTTTTATCAAGAAGAAATGTATTTTTACAATCACTATCTTTAAATCTCGCAAAGAAAACAGAAAAGTGGAGAGCAGTAGATTTTGGGGTGGAAACTCTCACGGAGAATGAAAAACATCAATACAATGAAATAAAAGTTGATACAATATCAATCGATGATTTAAAAAAAGATATCATAGGTATCAAAGAAATAACAAACAACACCATAGAATATTTAAAGTCTCACAGAAATTCAAGAATATTATTTTATGAAGACTTGTATGGATTTTTTTCAGGCGTAAAGTTAAACACAGAGGACAATTTCAAAAACATTGGAAATTGGGAAGAACTTAAAAACTTTTACGAACAAAACAAAGATTTTTGTCATTTTGACTTATAAGTCAACTATTTATTTATATCTAAAAGGTTATTCACTATGAAATCAAAAAGCTTATTCGACCATATAAAACAAATTACTGATGTTCAGAACCAAAATTATTGGGACAACATAACTGACGGCGATAAAAAGTCGTGGAACAATTATATGGTGCATAGATTTCTATCTATGAAACAAGAGTGGATTGAGGTTGTGAATGAAATCCAAAGATATTGGGAACTGAAACCGAAATCAGTTTATCAATTCTACACCAATGTATTACCAAAAGGAAGAACCTTTTTAAAATATACTAAATCTAAAAATAAATCCAAGATAGAAAAGTGGGCAATGGATATATTGTGTGATTATTTTGAAGAAAGTTCAGAAAATATTGAAAAAACACTTGACATTATGGGTAAAGATGTTGTATATTCTATTGTATCAAAGTATGGTGTAGATGAAAAACAACTAAAACAAATATGGAGTAAATAATGGCGATTAAAGACGCACCTACAAAAGTTATTGATGATGTCGGTCAAGAATATGACCCAACAGATGTTGTTGGATATATGGAAAACACATATCCTGAAATGACATCAGAATTTAAAAAG